AGCGTTATTCGTTCGGCTGGTCTGATCCCCTCGGTATGTGGGGCTCGGCAGGAGCTTGATAGTAAAAGGGGGCCTTGTGCCCCCTTTTCTTTTGGTGTATATTGCATTCATTCCGGGGTTCCCGGTGTATCTGACAGTCCCGGCTGACGACATGCAGACAGATACGCCCCACTTGCATGTAAGGAAAAAATCATGGCACGCACTACATTCCAAGGCCCAGTTCGTTCTTTGGGCGGTTTCTATCAACAAGGCCCTGCCTCTGTTGTTGCAATCACAGCTTCAACCACTTTGAACCCTGTTGACCACGGCGGTCGCATTCTTTCTGTTGGTGGCACTTTGGCCGCAGACATCACATTGACGCTGCCTACCATCGACGCTTCAACCAACCCAGTTACCTCTGGCCCCGGCCAAGATCCCAGCACTTCAAACAACCAAGGTGTTGTGTACACAATTTGGGTTCCTACAACCATCGCTACCAGCTCTTTGAAGATTGGTACTGACGGCACTGACAAATACATTGGCACAATCTTTGGTGTGGACACCGACAGTTCAAACGCTTTGGTTGCCTACACAGCCGCAGCCGCAAACGACTTCATCAACTTCAACGGTGGCACTACCGGCGGTGTTGCTGGTACTTGGGTGCAGATTTACGCAATCGCTGCTCTGAAGTACATGGTCAATGGTATTGCTTTGGGTACAGGCACTGTTGCCACACCGTTTGCCAATTCCTAATTAGGAGCATCACATGACGATGCAGTATGACGTCAAGTCAACGCATTTGAACGCGTCTGGTACGGTGTTTGCCCAACCAGCGCGTATCAAAGGATTTTCAATCTGCGCCACGGCTAGCTCTACTGGAACACTGCTGTTGAAAGACGGCGGTTCCGGCGGCACAACTGTGATTGAGATCGACATCCCATCCAACTCAAACCCCAACTCGTTCTACGTGTTGGTTCCGGGCGAGGGGGTCAAATGCTCCACCAACATTTATGCAACGCTGACAAACATTGCCAGCGTGACTGTGTTCTATGGCTAAGTCCCCAGCATGGCAACGCAAGGAAGGGAAGAGCGAGAAAGGCGGCTTGAACGCCAAAGGTCGCGCTTCCTACAACGCAGCGAATCCCGGGAAACCGGGGTTGAAGCGTCCTCAACCCGAAGGCGGCAGCAGACGAGATTCTTTCTGCGCCCGTATGAAAGGGATGAAAGCGAAGCTTACGAGCGCCAAGACCGCAAACGATCCGGATTCGAGGATTAACAAGTCCTTGAGAGCTTGGAACTGCGCTGATGGCGGGTATGTAACCAAAGCTGATGGTTGTGCAACCAAAGGCAAAACGAAGGGCAAGTTCGTATGACCGAGCACACAGACAGCGTAAAAAATGTACTGGACATCGTGGCAATTTTTACCACGCTCGGTACGTTTTTGGATTTGCTCACCCCCGTATTTGGTTTGATCGGTGCGGTGGTGGGTGTCATGCGTATTTACGAAATGGCCACAGGCAAAGAATTTTATACGTTGTTCCGTAAAAAGAAAGACGACGATGCCGAGCACAAGTAAAAAACAGCACAATTTCATGGAAGCGGTGGCGCACAGCCCAGCGTTTGCCAAGAAAGCGGGAGTCCCACAGTCTGTGGGCAAAGATTTTTCAAACGCCGACAAAGGCAAAACTTTTAAAAGAGGTGGTGATATGGCTAAAGCAAATCCTTTCATGGACATGATTGCTAAGAAAAAAGCAATGGGCACAAAGAAAATGGCTTCTGGTGGCATCACCAACGCCAAGATGGGTTCTGTTCGCACAGCAGCCCCCAGCAAAGACGGCATTGCCTCCAAAGGCAAAACCAAGGGCAAGCAAGTCGTAATGTCTGGTTCTAAGCCTCTGGGCATGAACAAAGGCGGCTACGCAAAAGGCAAGTGCTGAAATGATGGCCAGCCGTGGGATGGGGGACATAAACCCATCCAAGATGCCAAAAGCCAAGACGATCACTCGCAAGGATGATCCGAACAAGGTGGACGTGTACAAAGAAGGCGGCAAAGTAAATGCCGCTGGAAACTACACCAAGCCGGGTATGCGTAAGTCGCTGTTCAATTCCATCAAGAATTCAGCAACGCAAGGCACAGCGGCAGGTCAATGGTCAGCACGCAAAGCGCAGTTGCTGGCCAAGAAGTACAAAGAAAAAGGTGGGGGCTACAAAGATTGAAAGCACCGCAGACTTCCCTGAAAAACTGGACTGACCAGAAATGGCGTACCAAGTCAGGCAAGCCTTCGTCAAAAACAGGTGAGAGGTATCTCCCTGAAGCAGCTATCAAATCTTTGTCTCCTGCTGAGTATGCGGCTACAACCCGAGCCAAGCGCAAGGGTAAAGCGGCGGGTAAGCAGTTTGTGGCTCAGCCTAAAGGCATAGCAAAGAAAACAGCAGGATTTAGATAGGGGTAAATCATGGCAGGTGGCGGCGGATCAACTGGTGGCATCGGGGCACAAAGCCCAGCGGTGAACCCTCCAAGCCCTATGGGGCAGGCAGGTAATGCTATTGCCGGTCAAATAGGTAACATGGGTGCTTCTGCTTTTGGCGGTGCGCAACAGCCAATAAAACAAGACACGTCAAGCATGGGTGGAAATGTGGACACCGGAATGGGTTACACCCCCGGAATGCAGCAGCCCGGATACGACCCAAGGTTGGCGGCTATGTTTGGTGGCCCTAATGGTCAGCAAGATCCAAATATGTTTGGTGGTATGCCGCCTGACTACGCCAATAGTTTTCCAGCACCTTCCGGCTTTGGAGCCGCCGCCGCGCAAAGGATGGATCCCCGCATGATGGGCGGCGAAGGCTTTACTCCCGGCTTTGGCCAGCCTCCTCAACAGCTTGGCGGACAACCAAATCCGTATCTTGCGCAAGTTGAACAACAACAAATGGCTCAAATGGCGCAAGACGGGGCCATGCGAGGGGCGCAGCAGCTACAACAGCAATCCCCCGCAGGCTTAGCGGCACTTTTGGGTGGAAGATCCACTGCACAACCTGCACAAACGTCACCCCCAACACCAACTGCGCAACCAACACCAACAGCAAAGCCTGCGCCCGTGGCGGCAAAGCCTTCTGTTGTGCCTCCGAGAACTCCTCCGGGTGTGGCAAGTGCCATTCAAAAGCTTGCAGCAAAGAAACCCCTCTTTGGAAGACGATAAAACATGGCAACAACTTCTGGGTCAGCAAGCTTTAATTTAGACCTCACCGAACTGGTGGAGGAGGCGTTTGAGCGTGCCGGTTCAGAGTTGCGCACGGGCTATGACCTGAAGACGGCTCGCCGGTCGCTGAATTTGTTGTTTGCTGACTGGGCAAACCGTGGTGTCAATATGTGGACGTTTGAGCAGGGCACGATCACCCTAACTCAAGGCTTGAACACCTACGCAATCCCCACAGATACGGTCGATTTGCTGGATCATGTGATCCGCACACAGGCAAATGTCCAGTCAACACAGTCAGATTTGACAATTACACGCATCAGCGTGTCAACCTACGCCACTTTGCCCAACAAATTGACTCAAGCTAGGCCAATTCAGGTCTGGTATCAGCGTTTGGACGGCCAAGTCAGCCCGACTTCAGCGGTTTTGGCCACAAGTATCAGCGCCACAGACAACACAATCGTCTTGTCCAACGTGGTTGGGCTTCCTGCCATCGGTTACATCAACCTTGACAGCGAAACCATCTTCTACAACTACATCACTGGCAACACTTTGGGCGATTGCTTCCGTGGACAGAACGGAACTACGGCGGCTTCCCATACTGCAAGCTCAACAGCCAAGATTTACGTCAACAATGTCCCCCGCGTTACCATGTGGCCTACGCCTGACGGCTCCCAAACCTACCAGTTTGTCTACTGGCGTATGCGTCGCGTGCAAGATGCCGGTAATGGTGTCAATGTGATGGACGTGCCTTTCCGTTTTGTGCCCTGTATGGTCGCTGGACTGGCCTACTACATCGCTTTAAAAGTGCCCGGCGGCATGGACAGGCTACAAGTGCTCAAACAGCAGTATGACGAGGCATGGATGACAGCGGCTGACGAGGATCAGGAACGCGCCGCGTTGCGTCTTGTGCCTAGACAGATGTTCATTGGGAGCGGTACGTAATGGGGAACAGGTTTTCCTCTGGCAAGAACTCGATTGCCGAGTGCGACCGGTGCGGATTCAGGTTCAAGCTCACCGTACTCAGGAAGCTTGTCGTCAAGACCAAGGTCTACGACTTGAAAGTGTGTCCCGAGTGCTGGGAGCCAGATCAGCCCCAGTTGCAGCTTGGCATGTACCCCGTGGACGATCCGCAGGGCGTGAGAGACCCAAGGCCAGACTTGAGTTACAAGCTCTCTGGTAGGACAGGTTTGCAAATCGTCCTGACCAACAGCCCCAACGTGGATGCGCAAGGTATTGTTGGTGGTGGTAGCAGGGTGTTTGAGTGGGGCTGGGCACCAGTTGGTGGGTCAAGAGCAAATGATGCCGGTTTGACCCCAAATAACTTGGTTTTAGTGGTAGAAGTTGGTACAGTTACAGTTGCAACGACATAAGGAGTCGAACATGGCTAAAAGTGATAGCAAAGAAGATATGAAGATGGACTTGGCTCAGGACAAGAAAATGATTAAAGCCGCTGTTGGTAAGCATGAGAAACACATGCACCCCGGCAAGCCCATGACCAAGCTCAAGGCTGGCGGCAAGACCAACGGCGACATGCTTAAGTATGGCCGCAACATGGCCAAGATTGTTAATCAGCGTAGTGCTGGTCGGGGTAAATAACATGGCTGAGTACAAGCAACCCAAAACCATCCCCACTGTGGATGTGTACAACCAACCCAACAAAGAGTATTTGCGTGAGGCCAATGTGTCTGTCGCCAATACTCGCAGCGGCGAGTACAAGCCAACCAAGACTGACGGCATCAAAATCCGTGGCACTGGTGCGGCTACCAAAGGCGTAATGGCACGAGGCCCGATGGCATGAATTACACGACGTTGTATAACACTATTCAGACATACACGGAGAACCAGTTCCCCGATGTATACCTTGCGAGTGGGAGTACTGTTGATGCGACTACGCAGATCAATACTTTCATCACGCAGGCTGAGCAGCGCATATACAACAGCGTGCAGTTCCCTTCACTTCGTAAAAACGTGACAGGTGTGACAACCAGCGGAAACAAATACCTGTCTTGCCCAAGTGACTTTTTGTCTTCGTACTCTTTGGCGGTAATTGATGCTACGGGCGCGTACGAGTATCTGTTGAACAAGGATGTCAACTTTATCCGTCAAGCGTATCCAACGCCAACAGATACAGCCATTCCCAAGTACTACGCATTGTTTGGCCCCACAACCACTAACGATGCGACACCTGTCGTTACCAACGAACTGAGCTTTATTCTTGGCCCAACTCCCGATGCGGCGTACAACGTCGAGTTGCACTATTACTACTACCCCGAGTCAATCACTACCGCTTCGTCTGGCCAAACATGGCTGGGCGACAACTTTGACTCTGTGTTGCTGTACGGCTCACTGGTTGAGGCGTATACCTTTATGAAAGGTGAGGCTGACATCATTGCTGGGTACGATATGAAATACAAAGAAGCCCTTGCACTGGCCTCACGTCTTGGCGATGGTATGGAGCGTAGTGATGCTTACCGTAGTGGTCAATATCGTCAAGCGCCGTTGCCTCAGAATAATGGGGTGCGTTGATGGCATTTACCGGCAACTACTCCTGCAACGTGTTTCGTACAGGCATATTGGATGGCGTGTATAACTTTGGCACGGGCACAACGGACGTGTTTAAGATTGCGCTCTACACCAATGCGGCCACGCTTGATGCGTCTACCACGGCGTACACGTCTACTGGCGAAGTTGTGGACTCTGGGTATACGGCTGGTGGCGAGGTTTTGGTGGTCAATCAAATACCAACCACCGGCAACGAGCCCAACACAACCGCATATTTTTCATTTGCAAACGCCTCATGGACAGGTGCAATCACGGCTCGCGGCGCTCTGATCTATAAAGCCAACGGTACAACCAACCCCGCAGTTTGTGTTTTGGATTTTGGCGCAAACAAGACCTCAGCAAACACATTCGTGGTGCAGTTCCCTGCTGCCACCAATACAACCGCAATTATCCGAATCGCATAAGGAGCAACAAATGTCAACCGTAGAAAAAGCCCAAGCTGCCGATGTTATCGGTAGCGCAATCACTAAAACTTTGGAGAGCGGTGAATCCGCAACTGCCAAAGGCGTGTATCACATGCAGTGCTTCGACAAAGACGGAAACCTGAAGTGGGAAGCTGAATGCCCCAATCTGGTTGTCAATGGGGGCTTGCAAGACATGAACAACAAGTACTTCCTTGGCAGTGCGTATACCGCCGCTTGGTACATTGGCTTGTATGGCGCAGGAGCATCAAACACTCCAGCCGCTGGCGATACCGCATCTTCACATGCCGGATGGACTGAAGTTACTCCCTACAGCCAAGCCACTCGCCCAGCCTGTACATTTGCCACCCCCACTACAGCTAACCCATCTGTAGCTACCAACTCAGCCTCTCCTGCTGTGTACAGCATCAACGCAACTCAAACTGTTGGTGGCGCGTTCTTGATTAGCAACAGCACCAAGGGTGGCTCAACAGGTACTTTGTACTCTGCGTCTGACTTCACTTCCCCCGGCGACCGCTCTGTTGTTTCAGGCGATACGCTGAACGTCACTTACACACTTAGCTTGGCAGGTTAATCATGGCAACATTCAAAAAAGGCGATGTCTTAAAGCTGGCTGGCGTTGTTCCTCAAGGCCCAGTGATTGGTATGCGTATGGACGATGATGGCAATGTGTCTTACTTGATTGAGTGGACAGATGCTGACGGTCACGCGCAACAACGCTGGTTCGCTGAGTCTGATTTGGCTGCTGTTTAAATGAGTGGGGCATGACGAGTGTTCGGCATATCCGCATTCTCACAAGCCCCGTTTTCGTCGCTTAGTAACTCTGTCTACAACGCATCAATAGCAGAGACAGCCACAGCGACGGATAGCGCATCTTCGCTTTTAACTTTCCTCTCTTCTGTATCTGAGACATCAACTGCCACGGATGCGGTGTCTTCTTTGGTGACTTTCCCAGCCTCGGTGTCTGAAACATCGACAGCTACAGATTCAACTTCATCAGCCCAAACATTTGCTACGAACATAGCAGAGGCTTCCACGGCAACGGATTCATTTGCCGCTGCGCAGACATTTGCGTCTACGGTTAGCGAGACAGCCACAGCCACTGATTCTGTGTCTGGTACACAAAGCTTTGCGTCCTCGGTATCGGAGACATCAACTGCTACAGATTCAGACACAGTTGCCGCCAGCACATTTAATGCCCCAGTGGTAGAGTTTGCTACAGCCACAGATTCAATTTCAGCGGCAGCCACATTCCCAACTACGGTAACTGAGGCGGCAACAGCCACAGAAACAAACTCTGCGGCTCAAACCTTTGCTACAAATGTAGCGGAGACTGCCACAGCCACGGACTCTACGTCAGCAACACCGACGTTTAAATCAACCATTGCAGAGACAGTTACAGCCACAGATTCTGTGTCAAGCTCTTTTGCCTTCAACGGTCTAATAAGTGAGACGGCGACAGCCACGGATACGAATGTGGCATCAAACTTGTGGCTCACAAACATTTCTGAGTCTTCCACGGCTACGGATGCGTTCAATGCTGCCGCCACATTTGAAGCGCTTGTTCAGGAGTTTGGCTCGGTAACCGATGAAATGTTTGCCACTCAGGTGTTCCTGTGCGCCATCCAAGAGACAGTCACGGCATCTGATTCATTCTTTGCCCGATTCCTGTGGGAGCTTATCAATGACAGCCAGACCGCAAACTGGGGCAATATAAATACCTCAGAAAGCACAACATGGGCGACAATCAACGCTGCACAAACTGCTGGCTGGGCAACGATAAACACCGCAGAGTCAACTAACTGGGAATTGATAAATGACAGCAACCCCAACACTTGGACAAAGATTGGGACAACCTGAGAGTAAGACATGGCTTTAGTTTTAGCTGATCGCGTTCGAGAAACCACTACCACCGTTGGTACAGGCACAGTCACGCTTGCTGGAGCCGTAACAGGGTATCAATCGTTTGCAATTGTTGGTAACGGCAACACCACGTATTACACAATTGCTGGGCAGGGTACTTCCGAATGGGAAGTCGGTATTGGTACTTACACCTCATCAGGTACGACATTGGCTCGGACAACTGTGCTGGACTCCAGCAATTCTGGCAGTTTGGTGTCATTTAGCGCAGGTACAAAGGATGTGTTTGTCACCTATCCAGCCGGTAGGTCGGTATACGGCGGGGATGGATATACAGAAAACGATGCAACCATCAGTGTCAGTTCAACCATCAATACAGGCAGAAACGCCATATCTGCTGGGCCAATATCCATAAATTCAGGTATTACAGTGACTGTACCCACCGGCTCCGTATGGACAGTGGTTTAAGGAGAACACATGAGCTTAGTACAAGTACAAGGCAATGCAAGCGGCACAGGTACGCTGACTATTGCCGCACCAAACACAAACAGCAACTACACGCTGACGTTGCCACAGACAACTGCAACATTGGGTATCAATGGCCCTGCATTTAGCGCATCACCAACAACAACACAATCAGTTACAACCGCAACTTTTACTAAAGTAAATCTTGGAACTGTAGCTTTTGATACAAATAGTAATTTTGCATCATCAAGATTTACGCCAACTGTTGCAGGGTATTATTTTTTCAGCGGTACTTTATACGCAGTGTTCGCATCTTCTGCTACTTATGTTTGGCCTTCTGTTTATAAAAACGGCTCTCTTGCTATTGGTGGAACTTCGCAAGGTGTGGCATCCACTGTTGATGGTTTGGGAACAGTAAACGGATTGCTTTATATGAATGGTTCATCAGATTATGTTGAGTTATACGTTTACTTAAGTGGGACAACTCCTGTTTCACAATCAGCCTATACCTTGTTTTCTGGTTTCTTGGCAAGGGGCGCTTGATGACTTTAATTGAAAAAATCAAAACACTTTACCCAGAACTGCAAGACACAGATTTCATGTTTAAGATTAAATTGCAAAATGATTCGGATGGCAAAGGTGATTACATAGCAGAATGGAATCATCCAACTTTACCCCGCCCTACTGAGGAACAGTTAGCATGACCATAACAGTATCAGGAACAGATGGCATAGCCCTTGCAGGGCAGTTTAATTCTGCATCCACGTTTGGATTCAAAAACCGCATCATCAATGGTGCAATGGTGATTGACCAAAGGAATGCGGGGGCGAGTGTTACCCCTACTAATAACACATACACAGTAGACCGCTGGAAGGCTTACCTTTCGCAAGCATCTAAATATACAGTTCAACAATCTTCAACTGCGCCTACTGGTTTTATAAAAAGTTTGCTTGCTACATCGTCATCAGCCTACACAGTTGGCGCTTCTGAATTTTTCTTAGTGGCTCAACCAATTGAAGGATTTAATGTTGCAGATTTAGCTTGGGGAACAGCATCTGCCGCAACAATTACTTTGTCATTTTGGGTTCGTAGTTCATTGACAGGAACTTTTGGCGGCGCTTTAGGTAATAGTGCTGGCAATAGAAGTTATCCATTTACATACACAATTAATGCCGCAAACACATTTGAACAAAAAACCATAACTATTGCTGGAGACACAACAGGAACATGGGCAACAGATAATGGGACTGGAATTATTATTTATTGGAGTTTAGGTTCAGGCGCATCAGTAAGCGGAACTGCTGGCGCATGGGCGGGTGCTTTTTATTCATCAGCCACAGGTGCAACATCCGTAGTCGGCACAAACGGCGCTACTTTCTACATCACAGGCGTACAGCTAGAAAAAGGCTCAACAGCAACAAGTTTTGATTACAGACCTTATGGGACTGAGTTGGCTTTGTGTCAGCGGTATTATGAAAAGTCATACAACGTAGATGTTGTACCTGCAACAGTTACGCAAGTGGGCGCTGTAGGTGTCTATTTTAGACCCGGCCCAACTTATTTGAGCTTGACTTTTGCATTTAAAGCTACAAAAAGAATAACACCCGCAACTATTGTTTACTATAGCCCAACAACAGGGGCAAGCGGTAAATTTGCAGACAATAATGGTGCTGTTGATGTAAATGCCACTGGATATCTTTCTGGAATGAATTCTATAACAGCTTATTCAGCCATAGCGTCTGGCAATGGTGATTTGCGTGGTCACTTTACAGCAGATTCGGAGTTATAAATGTACAAACTTGTCAAGTTATTAAACAATGAATTAAGCGAATATGCAGTCAGACTATCTGATAACGCTTTGGTGCATCGCGAATTAAACCAAGCCTACCTTGCATGGCTTGCAGAAGGCAATACACCACTTCCCGCAGATGAGGTAACAGAATGACTACAGTAATAGACGGAACAAACGGGGTCACATTCCCAGCAGGCGGCATAGGTAACCCTGCAAGCGCAGTTGTCGGTATAACTGACTCTCAGACGTTAACCAACAAGACTATTAACGGTTCTCAGTTGGTTGCATCAAGTGTTGCTTACGCAAAGCTGCTTACGACTGACTGGACAAATTCACAAGCCGCAAGTGGGTATCAAAAGTTGCCAAGTGGGTTATACATTCAGTGGGGGAACTTTGCCACAGGAGCAGTTGCTGGAAATAACTTCGGAAGTGGCACTCTTACATTCCCCAACGCCTTTCCAACTGCGTGTTTCAACATTATTTTTAACCCTTCTAGAGGCTCTAACGCGTATGTTTACATGGGGTCTTATGGAGTGCCAACGGCAACAACTTGCGCTTGGTTTATAAATAACGCGGCTGGCTCGTCTCAATCACCAACTGCCCACTGGATAGCCATTGGCAACTAAGGAAAAATATGTTTTATTCAAAATCTACTGGGGGCTTCTATAGCGTTGAAATTCATGGCAACAACATGCCGGACGACGCTTTGGAAATTACTGATGAAAACTATGCTGCTTTAATTGCAGGGCAAGCGCAGGGCAAGGAAATTGCAGCCGATGACAACGGCGCTCCTATTCTGGTTGATAGGCCCGTAGTTGAATTAACTTACGCGCAGAAACGTGCGTCAGAGTACCCACCCATGACTGACTACCTTGATGGTGTTGTTAAGGGTGACCAAGCGCAAATTGACAAGTACATAGCCGACTGTTTGGCGGTCAAAGCCAAATACCCAAAGGTATAAGACATTGACCCAATCCACACCTTCTTTGCCGCCAGTGCTTGTATTGCCGCAATCAACGAACAGCAAAACGTAGATAATCAACCAAATCCATAAGGAGCAGCCATGAGCAGCACATATTCCACCAGCTTACGAGTCGAGCTTATCGGCTCGGGCGACCAAGCCGGTACATGGGGAACCACTACCGACAATAACTTTGCCTACATTTTTGACGCAGCAATCGCTGGGTATCAGGCGGTCACAATTTCCTCTACCGCCCAAGCCTTGACTTATGTGAACGGGCCGACATCCTCTGCGTCTTTGAACCAGTCTGTGTATGCCATTCTGAAATTCAACGGCGCGGCTGCGGCTTCTGCTGTCTATGCTCCGCCCGTCTCCAAGCAGTACATCATCTGGAACAACTCCAGCTACGCAATCACCATCTATAACTCGACCGTGATTGGCAACACAACTGCCGCCGGTACTGGGATTGCAATTTCCGCTGGTGACAAGATCATGGTGTGGTCAGATGGCACAAACTTCTACGACCTACAAGCGCAGAACCTGACCAGCACACTGGCTATTGCCAAGGGCGGTACAGGACAAACCACAGCAAACGCCGCATTCAACGCGCTGGCTCCCGCACAAACCAGCACTGTTACAGCGGGGAATTTTGTAGTTGGCGCTACATACACCATCCTTACTGTAGGAACAACAAACTTTGTAGCGATTGGCGCATCCTCCGATACGGTGGGTGTTGTATTTACTGCCACAGGAGTTGGATCTGGTACAGGAACAGCAACTACCCCTTCTCCTAATAGATACCTAAAGACTGACGGCACAAATACTTCTTTTGACCAATTCAATTTAGCATCAACTACAACTGTTACTGCTGGCAGCTTTGTAATTGGGACTACATACACAATACTGACTGTTGGAACAACAAGCTTTACGTCAATTGGTGCAGCATCAAATACTGTTGGCGTGGTGTTTACAGCTACAGGCGCGGGTTCTGGAACAGGCACGGCATTCACAGCCGACTATGTTGGTTTGCTCCCCGCCAGTTCAGGTGGTACAGGCGTTACAAGCTCTACTGGTTCAGGTAGCGTTGTACTGTCTACAAGCCCAACACTAACTTCGGCTACAGAAAACTTCCCTACACTTAATTACTTTACGCTTAACACGTATGGAAATATTAAGGCGTTATTTGAGGCGGCGACTGTCACTGCATCTGCGCCTACCTCAACAACAAACTTTGATATAACCACGCAGGCAATTCAGTATTACACCAGCAACAACTCAACCAACTTTACCCTTAACTTTAGGGGTGCGGCCACCGCCACAATAACAGCCGGTAGTTTTGTTGTCGGGACAATTTACACAATTGCTTCAATTGGCACAACTGACTTTACATTGATTGGCGCAGCATCAAATACAGTAGGTGTAATATTTACTGCAACAGGTGTTGGCGCTGGTTCAGGCACGGCCACAACAGGATCTTTAAATAGCATCTTGGCTATAGGGCAAGCAGTAAACTGCACGTTGATTGTGACAAACGGGGCAACAGCGTACTACCCCACGGCCTTCCAAATTGATGGCGCATCGGTCACACCCAAGTGGCCTAGAGGAGCTGCGCCAACGGCGGGTACTGCAAATGCTGTCGATGTGTACACGTTCTCAATAGTTAAAACAGCGAGCGCAACATATACTGTTTTAGCTGATTCTGGTAATGTCGTTATACCCGTTGCTTCTGGTGGTACAGGGCAAACTACGGCAGCTTTGGCTGGCGCGGCTTTTGGGGCAATTGGTGTTGGTCAAACTTGGCAGGCACCATCAAGAGCATTTGGAACAACATATACCAATAGCACGGGCAGACCAATCTGTGTTGTGATTTGCGTAACGCCGCCTGGCACAAACGGGTATGTCAACGTGGTTGTTCAAGGAGTAACAATTGCAATTCTTGGCGTAACAAGTGGTGCCGCATCGTCAGTTCCTGCAACCGCGTGTTTTGTTGTTCCTGATGGCGCAACATATAGCTCAAGCGTTGCAAGCGGTTCAACCCCCGGTTTGCAATATTGGAAAGAATTAAGGACATAACATGCCACATTTTAAAGATTCAGAAAATAAAATTTATTGGCTTGACGAGGGCGATGATCCTGCGGTCTGGTTGCCTCAATGCACGCCAATAACAGAAGCAGAAAAGGATTCAATCCTAGCTGCGCAACAAGCCGCTGCTGAGGCTATGTTGACCTATACGCAGAAACGTGTAGGTGAATATCCGCCCATCGGTGACCAACTTGATGCACTGTTTAAGGCCGGAGTATTCCCTGCTGACATGGCGGCACGCATACAAGCAGTCAAGGATAAGTACCCCAAGGCGTAAAAAATTGATCCGATCTCCATCATCTTTGCCGCCAATGCCTGCGTCGCCGCAATTAAACAGGGATGCAAGCTATACAAAGACGCCAAAACGTCTTTCATGGAGGTCAAGAAGACTGTTGATGAAGTTGTTTCAGATGCCAAGGCTGTCAGAAGTTTCTGGCAAAAGCTATTTGGAGCAGCGCCCACCTCAAGCCCCAAGCCTGTGGCGAAAAAGGAAGCCTACGTTGCCGTTGACGAAACCCAAGTCATGTCAGACATCGTTACCCAGCTTACAAAACTTTTCAGGCTTGAGGAGCAGCTTGCTGACCACATAAGGGAAGAGGAAGAGAAGAGCAAGACAGTTTACGACCCTGATGCCAACTTGATGGAAGCTGCGTTGCAACGTGTATTGGCGCAGCAGCAGATGGCGGATTTGATAGTGACGGTAAGGGAAACAATGGTGTACCAATCCCCGCCTGAGTTGGGTGCGCTGTACAGCAAAGTGTTTGAGATGCGAGATGTCATCAAAGCAGAACAGGACAAGGCAAGGAAGAAACGGGATGATGAGTCATGGCAACGCAGGGAGGAAGAGCGGCTTCTAAAGGAAAGGCAAGCGTATCTGCTGGCGACTTTCCTATTCCTCCTATATATGTGGTTGCTCCTCGGCCTCTTGTACAGGATTGGGAAGTAGTTATGGGTTGGATCGCGGCGTGTGTATTGGTTGTGTTGATGTTGCCCTTGCTTGGGATGTTGTACATGGATGTGCTGCAAACCAAAAAGGAAGCCCAAGCGCAGATTGAGAAGATGGAAAAAGTGCGTAGACAAGTTGAAAAGGAAAAACGAGATGATTCCAATAGTCGCAACTCTCCTCAGTAGCCTAGCCGAGAATGGCCTTGGGTTACTGTCGTCTGCCATCCAAGCCAAAGGCAAGGAAGTGGTGGAGAACACCCTTGGTGTGAAGATTCCCGATGCCCCTACCGCAGAAGATGTAAGCAAGCTGCGCCAGCTTCAGTTTGAGCATGAGGAAAAGCTCCTTGAACTGGGTATTGAGAAAGCCAAGCTGGAACTGGAAGAGATGAAGGTTTTGGCGGCGGCAGCACAAAACGATGCCGACAACATCACAGACCGCTGGGAAGCAGATATGTCCAGCGACTCTTGGCTGTCCAAAAACATTCGCCCCATGAGTCTGATTGCCATCTTTTTGGGGTATTTCCTGTTTGCCATGATGAGTGCCTTTGGCTACAACGCCAACGAGTCGTATGTCACCCTTCTGGGTAACTGGGGTATGCTTATCATGGGTGCTTATTTTGGTGGTCGCACAGTTGAAAAACTGGCAGAAATGAGGAAGAAATGAGCCTTAACCAAGAACAAGCCGCATTCCTGCTGGACATGTGCAAGCTAATCCAATATGCTACAGACCAAGGGTTTGTGGTGACTGGCGGGGAACTTGCCCGTACACCTGAACAGCAAGCAATATACTTCAAGACGGGTCGATCCAAGACAATGAACTCCATCCATCTAAAGCGGTGCGCCATAGATTTGAATTTTTTCAAGGATGGAAAGATCATTTGGGACAAAGCAGTCCTTGCGCCTCTGGGTGCGTATTGGGAGACCTTGCATCCAAAGAACCGTTGGGGCGGCAACTTCAAGTCCCTTGTTGATTGCCCTCATTTTGAGCGCAATGTAGGTTAATCATGCCCTTACAAAAACTTCAATTCCGTCCCGGCATAAATAGAGAGAACACCTCTTACGCCAATGAGGGCGGGTACTACGCCGCAAATAAAATTCGGTTTCGCTCAGGTCAGCCGGAGAAAGTTGGCGGATGGACTAAGGACACTGGGACAAACCTATCCGCGCTAAAGCCAACCACTGGCACGCTCTGGGGAGTGTGCCGTGCGTTATGGAACTGGCTGAACCTTTCAGGATACAACCTGTTGTCCCTTGGCACAAACTTTAAATACTACATTCAAAGCGGCACAAACGGTTTCTATTACGACGTTACCCCATTGCGCACCACCACAACAGCAGGGGAAGTAACTTTTGCAGCGTCCAACGGGTCTACGACAATTACTGTGAGTGATGCGGGGCACGGCGCTCAGACAGGTGACTTTGTTACTTACAGCGGCGCGGTGTCTTTGGGCGGCAATATCACAGCCACCATACTTAATGCAGAGTTTCAAATCACCTACGTAAGCTCCAACCAGTACACCATCACATCTTCAGTTGCAGCAACCGCAGGGGACTCCGGCAATGGCGGCGCGTCCGTTGTTGGCGCATACCAAATCACAACAGGTAATGCAATTTATACCCAGAACGTAGGTTGGGGTGCGGGTACTTGGGGTGGTGTTGTTTTTGGCACGGCGACTACTGCGGTATCGGGTGGCACGTTATCTTCATCAAACACCACAGTCACAGTAACCTCAACAACTGGGTTTTCTACGCCGACTGGTACGTTGCTGATCGACCAAGAAACAATTACATATACAGGCACAACAGGCACAACATTTACAGGCTGTACTCGAGGTGTTAGCGGTACAGGCTCCGGCGCGGCTACTACCCATGCAAATGGCGCAGCCGTTGTGCAGTCCACCAGCTTTACTGGTTGGGGTGTTTCGGCTCCTGCTGGTCAGGGTATTGGCCAACAACTCCGCACATGGAGCCAGTCAAACTTTGGCGAGGACTTGGTCTTTAATCCCCGTGGCGGCGCTTTGTATTACTGGGCAAACTCTGCGTCAGCAAATACATTCAACCGAGGTCAGTATCTTGGCCCAAGCACCGCTGTTGTTACCAAATCAGGAACAATTACCACCGACGCATACTGCCCAACAGTTGCCAACTTTGTTACGGTGTCTGATGCCTCAAGATTTGTGTTGGTGTTTGGGTGTAACGACTATGGCAGTACTGTCCAAGACCCATTGCTGATTCGATGGTCTGACCAAGAGAGTTTTGCGACATGGTATCCGGCTATTACAAACCAAGCAGGCAGCTATCGCTTGAGCCACGGCTCACAAATCATTACCGCCATGCAGACTCGCCAAGAGATCTTGGTGTTGACCGACTCTGCCATTTATTCAATGCAGTACCTTGGCCCACCCTATGTCTGGAGCTTCCAGATTATGGGCGACAACATATCTATTGCTGGGCCAAATGCGATAGCAACCGCTAACAACATCACGTACTGGATGGGTACGGACAAGTTCTATATGTACTCAGGCCGCGTTCAAACGCTGCCATCCACCCTGCGCGAGTACGTCTACAACGACATCAATCTTGACCAGTCTTTCCAGTTTATGGCCGGAACCAATGAAGGCTACAACGAAGTGTGGTGGCAATACTGTTCTTCTGGCTCAAATGTGATTGACCGCTATGTGATTTACAACCACTTGGATGATGTTTGGTATTACGGCGACTGGGTTAACTACACCGGCACAGCGTACCAAGGGCGCACCGCATGGCTTGACAGTGCATTACGCGCATACCCGATGGCAACAACCTACGGTGTGGCTGGCGGCAGCACAAACACGCTACTTGTGTACCATGAAAACGGGGTGGACGATGGCACAGTTAACCCAGCAGTTCCTATCGTGGCGCAGGTCACATCTTCTGACTTTGACATTGGTGACGGGCATAACTTTGGGTTTGTCTGGAGGCTGATCCCCGACTTAACTTTTGATGGCTCAACCGTAAACCAGCCAATAGCTATGTTCACAGTACTCCCCCGCGCTAACTCAGGTGCGCCGTATGGGAACTCAAACAACCCCGATGTCGTCAGTGCGCAAAACTACCAGAACCAAAGAAACTACGCTGTTCAGCAGTTCACTCAACAGGTCTACGTGCGGATTCGCGGTCGCCAGATGGCTTTCAAGGTAAGTTCAGACGAGCTTGGAGTTCAGTGGCAGTTGGGCGTACCCCGCATAGATATTCGTCCTGACGGTAGACGCTGATGGCAACAACAATCATCAACCGTTACAGACCTGTTGTTCAGCCGCGCCTGCCTGCGGCCCCTGCCGAATATGACGCTCAGTTTATTGAGCAGTACTCGAATATCCTGCGCCTGTATTTCAACCAGCTTGATAACCTGACTGGCGTTTTGCTTGGCGAATCTGGTGGACGGTTTATTCGGTTTCCCTATGGGGCGTTTTCCAGCAACCAAGACCAAACCGTAACGGCGAACACAGCCACGCTGATGACGCTTAACACCACGGATTTTGCCAATGAGGTGTCAATTGCTTCGTCCAAGATCACGGTGGTAAACGCCGGTATATACAACCTCCAGTTCAGCGCCCAGTTCCAAAACACGGACAACCAAATCCAAGACATCAGCATTTGGCTAAAACAAAACGGTGTAGACATTCCGGGGTCTACTGGGTTTGTGTCTATCCCTGCGCGAAAAAGTGCCTCGGCAGGTGAAGAGGCGCACCAAATTACCGGCTGGAACTATTATCTTGAAATGGACGCAAGTGACTACGTTGAAATTTACTGGTCAGCCACGCTTAACTCTGTAAGTATCCAATACTACGCAGCTTCTACTGGCCCGGTTCGGCCTGCAACCCAATCCGTCGTAGCCACGCTTTCATTTGTGTCTGCGCTCGCAACATGATACGATTTGACATATATTTAGGAGGCTGATATGGCTGGTGGAGGATTCGGCGAAGCCGCATTGATGAGTGCTGTTGTTGGCGGTGGCGTGTCAGCAATAAAAGGTGAAGACCCCTTAAAAGGCGCGTTGCTTGGCGGTTTGCTGGGCGGAGCCACGGGCGGTATTGGTAATCTTTTAAGTCCCGCTGCAACCACCGCGGCCACCGCTGGCCTTGCGGCCCCCGTTGCTGAAACTGCGGTGCTTGGTAGCGCGGCAAGCCCGTTTGCAACACAGGCGGCAAACCAAGCTGCGCAAACCGCAGTGGCAGCAACAAGCGCTCCTGCGTTAGCCGCAGAGCAACTTGCACTAGGGCAGGCCGCTGTGCCTTCAATAACAGCAAACGCACAACAGGCTGCTTTAGTTAAGGCAGCTTCGCAAATTCCCAAAGAAGCAGTAACAAGTCCCGGAGGTTTAGAAAGTCTGTTTAATAAGTTTAATACCTTGTCTACCCCCGAGAAGATTCTTTATGGCAGTAGTGCGGCACTTGCTGCGCCTACTGTAATGAGTTTGTTCAAAGACAAGAAAGAACTTGGTGGCGGCAAAGAAGAGTACAGCGGCCCTCTGAAGAAGTTTAAATACGACCCCAACCGCTACGTACCGTTGGAAGTCACACCCCCCACTCCCTACCGACCTGTTTATACAGACTATCAAAACTACGCAAGCGGCGGCGATGTTGACAGCTATGCTTTTGGCGGTCGTACTGCTGGCGTAGGGCCAATGGGCCCTACGCTTTTTGCTAATAGAGCCGTTAATAACAGAGCACCAAAATCACTACCCGTATTTAATGTTCCTGCTGCGCAAGCGCCTGTTGCGGCCCCTACACCTTACAAAGCTCGTTATGCTCAAGGCGGCATTTCTGATTTAGGGGGTTACTCTGATTACGCTGGTGGCGGTCGTATGCTCAAAGGCCCCGGAGACGGTATGTCTGACAACATTCCTGCGACAATTGCTGGCAAGCAACCCGCACGTTTAGCCAACGAAGAATTTGTAATTCCTGCCGATGTGGTTTCCCACCTCGGTAATGGCTCGTCTGAAGCAGGAGCCAAGCAGTTGTACAAGATGATGGACAGAGTTCGTCAGGCGCGTACAGGCAAAAAGAAACAAGGCAAGCAGATCAACCCTGAGAAATACTTAGCTTAAACATGCCCCTGTACCACATACCCCCTACCCACTTGCCTCAAGTTTGGCCGATTGCCGCCCCGATGCTACAAAAAGCCATTGACCTTGACCCGTCGGCTATCACCATTGAGCAGGTTGAGTATGCGGTTCGTACTGGGCGTTCGCATTTGTTGGTGTGGGAAGAACCTGATGAGGGCATCACTGGCGCTGTGACAGTGGACTTTATTGACTACCCAAGGGAGCGCGTAGCGCACGTAAACCTGATGGGCGGCAAGGGTGTTGTTAGGGATCACGTTTTTGACGAAGCCAAGAAGTGGATGAAGCTCAACGGAGCTACCAAAGCCCAGTGCTGGGCGCGAGGCACATTGGTTCAGATGTACGAGAAGATGGGTATGGAAAACACCCATCAAGTCATGAGGATTAAATTATGAACATACTAGACATGAAACGTAAGTTGCTCCCCATGAGCGGCTATTACATGGATGGCGGTGGTGGCGGTGGCCAACCTTCGCAGTCAAGTGTGTACCAGACCAATATCCCAGAATACGCTCGTCCTTATGTTGAGCAAATGTTGGGTACGGCACAACAGCAAATTTTTAATTACGAAAAAGATGCTGACGGTAATTTAGTGCCAACTACCATGAAAGGTTACCAACCTTTTAGTAACGATCCAAGCTCCTATTTTGCTGAAGCATCTCCTATGCAAAAGCAATCTTACCGAGGGGCGGCAAATATAACCACCGCTCCACAACTGGCTGGTGCAACGGGTATGGCGGCAGAAGCTGGACTTCGCGGTTTAGATACCCGATACGGCACCGGACAGTTTGACGCAAACGCGTTTGACCAAGGTGCTGCCCAGCAGTACATGAACCCTTACATGCAGTCCGTTGTGGATATGCAGATGCAAGAAGCCCAGCGTCAAGCGGATATTGCTGGAACTCAACGCGGCGCTCAAGCAGTTCAAGCCGGTGCGTTTGGCGGGTCTCGCCAAGCCATCATGGATGCTGAAGCGGCAAGGAATCTTGCGTCTCAAAAAGGGTCAATCCAAGCTACGGGCTTACAGAATGCCTATAGCCAAGCACAACAACAATTCAACGCCGACCAAGCTCGGCAACAACAAGCCCAGCAAATGTATGAGCAGTCCCGTCAGTACGGCGCTGGATTGGGTCTCCAAGGTTTGCAAACCGCGTTGCAAGGCGCGGGTGCGTTGGGTCAGTTGGGTCAGACTCAGTATGGTCAGCAGGTAGGCAACATTGAATTGCAAAATAGGCTTGGCGGACAGCAACAGCAACAGCAACAGGCTATCTTGAACCAGCAAATTCAAGACTACGCTATGGCGCAGCAATACCCAATGATGCAGTTGGGCAATATGAGCAACTTGTTGCGCGGTCTGCCTATGCAGTCCACCAGCGTTCAAAACTATCAAGCCCAGCCTAACGCACTAACTCAGCTTGGTGGTTTGGGGTTGACTACGGCAGCTATTGCCGGTGCAGGTAAAGCCAAAGGCGGTCGCATTAAAGAAAAGAAACGCCCTGCTGGTTTAGCTGAGTTGGCTCTTTCAAAGATGGCGTAAGGAAACAAAATGTACAGCCCTCAAATCACACCATTCCAACCTGCAAATATTGACGCTACCACCAAGATGCTGATGGGGCTTCAGGCAAAAGGCCAGTTGCAAAACTATGTTGCACAGCACAAAAACGATCCCAATCTGGTGTCGTTGGCGCTGTTTGTCAGCAACATGAGCAAAGCCAAACCCGCTGTTCAGGCCGAAGCAAACCAGCCCAAGGTGGTAGATCAGGCTATTGCAGGCATGGTTCCCCAACAGATGATGCCTGAAGATCAAGGCATTGCTACGCTCCCCGCGCCCAACATGCAGAACCTAGCAGGCGGCGGTATTGTTGCATTTGATGATGGCGGTGAAGTACCGGGGTACAAAACTGGCGGTATGTCAGATCAAGAGTACTCTGACGCATTTAACCGCGCATACAAACGCTTGCTTAAAGTTGAAGGCGGATTTGTTAAAAACGATGCGGGTATGGGGCCATCAATGTATGGCGTTAACTGGACAGCAAACAAAGACACGTTAAAGAAACTTGGGTATACCGAAGACACCGTAAAGACCTTGACACCTGAACACGCCAAACAAATCTACAAAAGAGACTATTGGGATGCTATTGGTGGGGACAAACTTGCCGAAAAAGATTTTAACTTTGCAAACATTGCTTTTGATGGGGCCGCTAATCAAGGCGTTCCCACAATTAAACCAATGATTAAAGCGGCTGAAGATGAGCCTTATAAACTTTTAGCTTTGCGACAAAAGCGGTACGTTGATTTGGCAACCCCAAAAGAAACAGATACACCTAAACAAGCTGAACGCCGTAAAGAACATCAGAAAAATTTGGCAGGGTGGACAAACCGTATGGCGGCGTTACAAACTGAATTAGAAACAAGCCGAAACAAACAAGGTTTGCCAGCACTCACTCCCGGCGCACAAGCCTTGGCAGCTACGGGATCGGAATCTACTCAGCCTAATTTAGACGAACAAAAACGGCAAGCATTGTTAAATCAAATCCCCGGACAAACGGTTAAAGCGCCAGAGTTTAAAGATACCAATACTTACTTTGGTGGTGTTGCTGACAGAATGGATATACCACAAGATGTTCAGCGCAACATCTCAAATGCGTTAATGGCTCCAACACCTTTGGCACCAGTGACAACATTACCAAAAGCAAGTTCAAGTGGGTTAGGTCTTGCCGCTTTGGGTGAAAGGTTTTACAACAAGATTGTTCCTGCTGCGGGTATGTCCCAGAAAGAAATTGCCGCACTTAGAGCCGAAACTGAAGCCGCTAGAGCGGCGGAGATTGCACAAGCCTCGCAGTTACCCCAACGCTTAACACCTCCTGCACAAGTTCTTGAACAGGGAAGTCAAGTTATTCCCGTTACGCAGGCAGGTGAAGCCACTGTCCAAAGTGCAGCAGATTTGGAAAAAGTTCGCGGTGTCAATCAATCAATAGATCAACTTGAAGCAACCCAAAGGGCTGCAAAACTGGCGCAAGAATCTTCAAAACTACCAAGCGCCGCTGAGCGTCTGCAACAAGCTTCGTACTTGCGTGAGTCTGACGAAGCCGCCAGATTGATGGCCCGTGCCCGTGCCGCCACCAATGCAAAAACTGCAATTCAAACTGGAGAGGGATTGGCAGCAATAGCTCCTACCGATGCACTTTATGCAGATAACACAACCGCCAACAAGTACCCTGAAGGCATCATGGGCGGTGCTCCACTTCCTTCTGCTGAAGACGACATTGTGGCGGCATTAAAAAATAAACCAGAAACTGTCGCTGCTGCACCAGAAGAAAAGACCGGTGGCACGGACTGGAACAAGTTGATGTTGCAAATGGGCTTACATTTGATGACGGGTAAGTCCCCCAATGCTTTGACCAACGTGGGCGAAGCGGGGTTGGGTACGTTGGCTATGCAACAGGCTGAGGAAAAAGCTAAGTCTGAACGCGAAGCCAAAATGTCCGAGGCTGAATATCGCAAGGCAATGGGCAAATATTACGAAGCAAATGCGGCTTCTATTGAACGCGGTGCCAAAGAAAAAAACTTGGAACTGGAAGCCGAAAAGCTTATTGCTCAAGAAATTTCCAAAGACAAATTCCTCAACATGCCCGGCCAAGAAGCGGCGCGTGCCGCAAGGGAGCGCGAAATGCGTGCAACCATCTACCGCAATCTTGGAATTAAGCCTACAATGGCAGCAGGTGCCCCAACGGGCGGAGCAAAATTCCTCGGGTTTGAAAACCCAGCATAAAAATGCCAATAGCACGCTTCCAATTGCCGGATGGTCGGATCGCAAGATTTGAAGTCCCTGAAGGAACAACGCCAGAGCAAGCTCAGGCGATGATGGAGGCACAGGTAGCGGAAATGGCTTC